ATCATGCAGACCACGCACACGGCTGACTTGTCGATCAATTTTGGCCGTAAGGTGCGAAATTTGATGGATTCGGACGAGTACTCAAAAATATTTGGCGAGGTATCCTTGGCTTCCGACTCAAAAAGTGCGGGAAAGTGGCAAACGAATAAGGGTGGGGAATATTTTGCGGCTGGTGTGGGTGGTGCGATAGCGGGTCGTGGTGCGGATTTGCTGATCATTGACGATCCGCACTCTGAGCAGGACGCGATGTCGATCAATTTGTTGGATTCTTGTTACGAGTGGTACACATCTGGCCCGAGACAGCGTTTACAGCCTGGTGGTGCGATTGTAATTGTGATGACGCGGTGGAATACGGCGGATTTAACGGGTCGATTGTTGAATCGTCAGACGGAAAGTCACTCGGATCAGTGGGAAGTTGTTGAATTGCCTGCAATTTTTGAAGATTCGGGCAATGTTTTGTGGCCTGAGTTTTGGAAGAAGGAGGAATTGGAGTCTGTAAAGGCGTCGATTCCTGTATCCAAGTGGAATGCTCAGTACCAGCAGAACCCTACGTCGGAAGAGGGCGCTATTATCAAGCGCGATTGGTGGCAGTTGTGGGAGCATGACGAGCCGCCTAGCTGTCACTATGTGATTCAGAGTTATGACACGGCGTTTTCCAAGAAGGAGACGGCTGACTACAGTGCTATCACGACGTGGGGTGTATTTAAGCCGCAGGAGGGCATGGGTGATGCGATTGTGTTGCTGGATGCACAGAAGGGTCGGTGGGATTTCCCTGAGTTAAAGGCGATTGCACAGGAGCAGTATACGGAGTACCAGCCGGATATGGTTTTGATTGAGGCTCAGGCGAGTGGTACGCCGTTGACGCATGAGTTGAGGGCGATGGGTATTCCTGTGGTGAATTATCGGCCATCTAGGGGTAATGATAAGATGTCGCGTGTTCACGCGGTGAGTCCTGTGTTTGAGGCTGGGATGGTATGGGCGCCTGATCGTGTATTTGCGGACGAGGTGATTGAGGAGTGCGCTGCATTTCCGTTTGCACCGCACGATGATTATGTGGACACTACGACGCAGGCAATATTAAGATTCAGGCAAGGTAACTTCATTAATCTTTATTCTGACGAGGAGGAAGAGGAAGTATACCGTCAACAACGCGCATATTATTAAGCCCCCATACGGGCATCCCCTACGAACATACGTTATGGGGAAAGGAGAACAAACATGGCAAATGGACGTACTGGCAGGACTGCAGCAAAAAATTCTTTATTTACTTCTGGTGAAGAGATAGCTGAGAGGAAGCGTAAAGAGCGCGCTTCTTTTGGTTCTAAAGTTGATGAGGTGAATGCAAAGAGAAAGGCTGAGCGTGAAGCGAAAGCTGCTAAGCGCAAGGAGCAGATGGAAGAATCTACTGCTCGTCTTTCTGAGCGCAAGAAGGCTGCTCGTCTCAAGGCTCAGAAAAACCGTAACCCACGCGGCAAGGGTTCGGCAAAAGCTGCGGCAGCAACAGCGGCGCCTGCAGCACCTGCGGCATCCAAGGGGTCTAAGGACTCTACTTCTAGCAAGGCTCAGCCTAAGTTTGGTGTTGGTAAAGAGTTCACGATCCGTGGTGGCAAGGCGAACGTTACTGCTGATCAGTTGAAGAAGACTGGTCTTACGCAAGCTCAGTACATGAAGCAGTGGCGTGCTACTAACAAGCGTCCTACTGCAGCTACGGCCAAGAAGGCCGCGTCTGCCTCTTCTGCTTCTTCTGCGAAGAAACCTGCTACTAAGAAGGTTGGTCTTCTTCGTCGTGTTCTTTTGGGTAAGGACGGTAAGTTTGGTGGCGCTCGTGGCGCGATTGACTTCTTGCCTGGTAAGTCTCGCCCTAAGAAAAAAGCCATGGGCGGCATGATGAAGTCTAAGGGCATGGCCAAGGGCGGCGCTATGAAGAAGAAGGGCTACTCTATGGGTGGCGCTGTTTCAAAGAAGGCTACTAAGCCACGCGGTGTAGGCGCGGCCACTCGCGGTTACGGCAGGGCGATGAAGTAATGGCTGCTCCGCTCTTTCCTATCATAGCCCTCATCGCCAAGAAGGGTGTTGAGGCTGCGATCAAGAAGTATGGAAAGACTGCTGTAAAGAAAGCGCAAGAGGCTTCTAAGAACCAGCCCACGCCAAAGTATATGCGGGATCAGAAAGGGCCATCGATTGCTGATCGTGAGCGTGCTGCGACTGCGGCTAAGAAGACTCGCAACCGTGTTGCTGCGGGTTCTCTGGGTGCTGCTGGAGCGGCGGCGGGTGGTTACGAGTTGATGAAGCGGGTTGGTCGAGCGGAGATGGAGAAGAAGGGTATCAAGCCATCTAACACTCCGTTAAAGAAATCAAAAGGAGGAATGGTCACCAAGTGGGAAACCAAGTGGGGCTGATATAGTTTGCCATATCTGCAAAGCAACATCCCGCATTTTAAGGCGTGGGTGAGACGGGAATACACACACAATCATAGGAAATACCACGGCGAGTTTTTACACGCGATGGTTATTGCTGTAACGACTATGCCTACGAGGTGCCTCAGTTTTCAGGTCATCTTCACTGGGTGTGAATCTGACGACGATGAGGATGAACCGAATGTTCATGGCGGGGCCATGTGGGCAAGAATGCCGATCACTGCTTTGGTTGCGGATACGCCACTTGAGGAGTGGCCAGAGCCTATGGCGGTACATGATGCCCAGCCTTGGGATTGTTCCTCTCACACTCACGCTGTATATGTTTTAGATCGCGCAACTCCGTGTCCCTGGATGGCCAAGATTGGTGGGGAAATGTACCCCGCGAAGTACTTGTTCACGGTTGATTATGCTGAGAACGAGATTGCTGATGATCCTGCTCAGCACAAGCAATCGCATGTATTGGAGTTACTTGATGCTGGCGAGTGGACAGGGAATATAGTAGCTTTGCCAAACAACAGGGTGAGGGTTACGCATCCTGCGTGGTTTGAGACTGGTGATGGTGCTCCTGATTTTATGCCGTCACAGCATATTCATTACAGCAAGTCGGATTTGGATTATACGTTAGACGTGAATCGTATTTTCGATAATCTGTATGCGGACAGTGACCACGATACTGAGGACGAGTAAACTCAAGAAGGGCGAGCCATGGCTATAGAGCGCGGTGTAGATGACGTAGATATCGACGACCTTGGTATCGAAGACAATTCAAAAGAAGTTCAGATTTCTGATGGTTCTGACGAAGACCTGATGTTTGATGGCATGGACGATGAAGATGCCATGATGATGGATGATGGCACCATGGTCTTTGGTGAAGACGAACTTGGCACTGACGCCCCTCTTGCTTTTGACGCAAACCTTGCGGAAGAAATTGATCAAGCGGACTTGGGTCGAATTTATTCTAATTTGATGGGTGACATTGATGATGATCGCTCGTCTCGCAAAGAGTGGATTGATCAGTATACCGAGGGCTTGAAGTTCTTGGGCATGAAGTTTGAAGATCGCACAGAGCCGTTTGACGGCGCTTCTGGCGTAGTTCATCCCCTTCTGGCCGAATCTGTCACGCAGTTTCAAGCACAAGCGTACAAAGAGATGCTGCCTTCTGGCGGGCCTGTTAAGACCATGGTTATGGGTATGGGTACGCCACAGACCGATTTGCAGGCTGCTCGTGTGCAGGAGTACATGAATTACCTGATCACTCAGGAGATGAAAGAGTACGATCCTGAAACTGACCAACTACTTTTCTATTTGCCCTTGTCTGGCAGTGCGTTCCGCAAGGTTCACTTTGACCAGTCGCTAGGCCGCCCTGTATCGCGCTTCATCCCATCTGAGAAGTTGATTGTGCCTTATGGCACCACCAGTCTTGATGATGCGGTTCGTATTACGCATGTAATTGACATGTCGATGAACGAGGTTCGCAAGCTTCAGCAGGTTGGTTTTTATCGTAAGACTAAGATGTCTGATGGTAATAGCGAGTACGTTGATACGGACGAGATTGATGAAGAGGTTGATGAGCTGCAGGGCGTCAAGCCTTCTGGTAGTTCAAGCGATTATGAGTGTGAGTTACTTGAAGTACATGTAGAGCTTGATATTCCAGGCTTTGAGGATGTGGATAGCAATGGCGAAGAGACAGGAATCAAAATCCCTTACATTGTCACGCTTTCACCGAAGCATTCAACAATCCTTTCCATTCGCAGGAACTATGTCCAAGCGGACGTTATGCGCCGTCGCATTGACTATTTTGTGCATTACAAGTTTCTGCCAGGTGTTGGTTTTTATGGTTTTGGTCTAACCCACATGATTGGTGGGTTGTCTCAGGCATCCACTTCGATTCTTCGTCAGTTGATCGATGCCGGTACGCTGGCCAATCTGCCTGCTGGATTTAAGGCTCGTGGCATTCGTATTCGTGATAATGATGTGCCGTTGCAGCCTGGTGAGTTTAGAGACATGGATGCGCCTGGTGGATCACTGCGCGATGCGTTGATGCCTCTGCCGTTCAAGGAACCAAGCGGCACGTTGCTGCAGTTGCTGGGCATGTTGGTTGAGGCGGGTCGTAGGTTTGCTTCTGTTGGCGACATGCAGGTTGGTGATGGGAATCAAGAGGCGCCTGTTGGTACGACGATTGCGCTTCTTGAGCGTGGTAGCCGTGTAATGAGCGCGATACACAAGCGCATGCATTACAGCCAGCGGATTGAGTTCAATATTCTTGCACGGGTAATTAAAGACTCACCGATCAAGGCGTATCCATATCAGATAGCCAGTGGCCAGCAGCAGTTGATGGCGCAGGACTTTGATGATCGTATTGACATCATTCCAGTTTCTGACCCCAACATTTTCTCCATGAGTCAGCGTGTAATGCTTGCTCAAGAGATGATGCAGATGGTTCAGTCGAACCCGCAGATCCATGGGCCTCAAGGCATGTACGAGGCGTATCGTCGCATGTACGAAGCGATGGGCGTGCAGCAGATTGAGCAATTGTTGCCTCCACCTCCGCAGCCACAGCCCGTTTCGCCTGCAATGGAGAACTCTGCGTTTTTGCAGATGCAGCCTGCACAGGCGTTTCCTGATCAAGATCATGACGCGCACATTGATTCTCATATTGCGTTACTCAAATCACCATTGGTGGCTTCTGCCCCTCCTGGGCAGCAGCAGGTGATGGCTATGATTCAGTCGCACATATATCAGCATGTTGATCTGAAAGCGCGTGAGATGGCCCAGCAAGACCCTGAGATCACTCAAATGCAGCAACAAATGCAGCAGATTCAGCAACAAGGTCAGATGGATCCAATGATGATGCAGCAGACTCAGATGCAAATGCAGCAGATGCAGCAGCAAATGCAATTGGTCATGGAAGATAAGGTGGCTCAGATCTCTATGCAGTTGACTGAGGCCATGGCACCAGAACTCACCCCGCCACAGCAGGATGACCCATTGGTCAACCTGCGTGACCGTGAGCTTGATATCAAAGAAGCAGACTTGCAGCGTAAAGCGAGCGAAGCTGATCGTCGTATTGAGCTTGAATCTGAAAGAATTGATAACACTGCCGACATGGCAGATGAGCGCATGGACTTGCAGCGTGAGTTAGCTGACATGAAGGATGAAGTTGCTCGTGAGCGAATTGGCTTGCAGCGGTCCGCACAAATGGCTAAAACTGCAGAGAATATAGCGAAAGATTTTTTCGGTAATCGATAGAGAGATTTACAATGAGTTCAGTACGACAGAAAATGGCTGAGATACACAAGGCTCAGAACAAAGAACGCGAGGCATTGAAGAATGCAAAAGCAGAAGAAGCCGTTGTTAAAGCGGTTGCGCCGACTCCTGAGCCGGTGGTTGAGGAAGCGTCGGAACCCGAAGTTGTAGAAGAGTCCGTTGAAGAATCTTCTGAAGAAGTTTCTGAAGAATCTACTGAAGAAGAGTAAAGGTAAAAACATGATTAAGCGTCAAACAAGTTTCCCCCAGCCCAAGGTTACTGACAGCAAAGTGTCTATCAAGGACCAGGGTACTGTGAATTATGCAAAGAGCGAGTCTGTTGCCAACCCAGGCGCACCTAAGCCATACGGCGCAGGTGAGTCTCGTGGTGGCGGTGCGGCATTGCGCGGTAAGAAGTTCAGCGGAATCTTCTAATGAGCTTGATGCCGCTGCTTGGGCAACTACGCAACAGAAAAGGTAATTACAATTCCAGCAATCCTTTTTCTGGGATGACTCCTTCTGAGCTTCGTCGCCGCAAACAATACGAAAGAAATAATCCTGACAAGTTTCGGATGGGGATTATGCCCGTGCCTGTGGTCGGTGAGACCCCAAAACCGCCCATGATGACAGACATGAGGGCACGGCTTCCCATCGGTGGTTTTACGCCTGTGTCTAGACCTCAACCTAAATTCGGCCAGCTTCAAGGTAGCTCTGGGCCTAGGCCGCCATCGTTGGAAGAAGTGCTATCCCAGCGCGGCTTTACGATGCCTGAAAAGCCCAGAGTTTCATCGCAAGACATGGCTTTTTTAGGGACAGATCCCGTGACGGGCCGAATGCGCCAAGGCGGAAGTACGGATAGAGGGTATTATAAAAAACTGGACGAAATGTACGCTCAAAACCCAGAGGCTCTGGAGATTGCGAAGCAGTACAACACCGATCCCACGCAATTTGGTGGTGAAAAACCAACTGATCGTGCAGCCGCTTTAGGCGGACAACTTAATCAAACACTTCA